ACAATAAAATACTCTATATTTAAAACGTCTTTTCAATGTTCTCAATTAATAAGTAGGATTTATAGAATACTACTAGGTGAGGAAGACTTACCCACTTCAGAAAGAAGTGTATTTTATAACAATAAATCATATACAGATAAAGTTTATAATAAAGCTATAGATGATATGATAAAAGATAAAACAAGATGACACAACCAAAAAATATGGCTTATTGGAGAGCTAAGAACAACTGTAAATCAGCTGGTTCTTTTGATGGTAATCTAAAAAACAAAAGATCACCAATGAGACAGGATAGTGAACAAGAAAAGAAAGACGAGCGTTTAGGAAAAGGTATATTTAATAAACCAGCTGACGAAAAAAAGAAAGAAGAAAGTTCACCTGCAAAACTACAATTAAAAGGGGGCAAACAAGTATATAATCCACCTAATATAACTATACCACAATTACGTTATTCGGTTAGTTTAAGAGAAAATAGGGATAATATGGTAACGAGAAAATTAAAACCAATACCTCAAGGGTATAAGCAGCGTAGTAAATTAGGAAAAATAGCTACTAGAGTAGGTAATGTTTTTAGAAGCGACAAAAATAAAAAAAGAACACAGATTAAAAAAATAAAGTAATGGCTTACAAGCAAAAACCACCTACTTTTTTCTCAAGTGCTTTAAAACAAAGTTCTGGCAATTACTATTATAAAGTAAAGGGTAGAAAAGTTAATTACAAAGAATATAAAGATTCTTGGAAAGACGGTGAGACAAGTTTGCAAACTAATGATCCAGATCCTTTTGGTATAAAAGCTGAGCACGCAAGAAACAGAGCTAAGCTACCAAAAAGACCAACTGTTTTAACAGAAGCGCAAACAAAGCTTATTGAGAAAAAACCTCCATTTAAAGCAACTAGAGGTTATAGTATGCTTATGGCTGGAGCTGGTGGTAAAAAGTATACTAAAGAAGGTGTGCCTTCTGGTTATGGAACTGGTCAATACACTTCTGGTGATTTATCTTATAGAGGTAACTTTGACACAGATATAATGATGGAAGCCGCAGGAAGCAACAATAATAACAATAACAATAGAGGTAAAGATAATGGTAACGACAATACTAGCTCTAGTTTAGATGTAAAAATGCCTGACTTTAGCGGGTTAAACGACAAGCAAAAAAATTACAACACAACCTCTTGTCCTGATTTTAAACCAAAAAAGATAGATCCAAAAACTGGTTTAACAATTCAACCTGGCTCGCGAAGAAGAAAAAGAGCCAATAGAAATTATCTAAAAAACTTGTAATATGGGATATAAAATGGGGTCACAATCTAGAACACCTTGGAAAGTGATTAAAAAGAAATTAGGTAACGGTATATTAGGTGAGGCTAATAATGACGGTACTATATTTCTAGACAAAAGTATTCCTGATGGTAGTAAAAAAGAAAAAGAAGTTATAGCGCACGAAACAAAACACATGAACGATATGGCTTCTGGTAAATTAGCTTATGGTGATGATTTTATAAGATACAATGGTAAAACATATCATAGAGCAAACGGTAAAATTAATTATAACGGATCTTGGAAACCTGAAGGTGATAAATCATTTCCATGGGAAAAGGTCGCATACAAAGCAGGTGAAGCTGCTAAAAAACAAAAATAAAAAAACATGGCATTTAAACTAAAATCAGCATTAAACTTCGGGCAAAAAAGTTCTTTTAAAATGAGAGGTTATAGTCCAAACAAACAAGAAGAAGGTGAACTTAGTAAAAAACCACCTATGAGTAGATTGTCAAAAAGAACTTTAGACAGAAAGCTTAAAGATTATTTAATGGACCAAAAAGGATTTAATCAAGCTGACGCTGACAGAATGATTAAAGACGGGGCCTATAGTTATAAGGATATGATTAAAGACCTTTCTCCTAGAAAAAATAGTCCAAATAAACAAAAAGATAGAACACCAGGGTCACAAAACCCTAATTTTCCTGAAACTGTATATACTAAAGATGGCAAAGCGGTTAAAAGTATTAATATTGATGAGGGGCAGTTAGATCTGCTACCTAGTATAGGACCAAAAGGTAAGTTTGTAAACTATGATCAAGGTGATGGTACAAAAATAAAGTATTACTATAAAAACCCTAAAAAAGGATCATCTTTAAAACAAACATCTCAAGATGATTTTAAACCTGCTTATCCAGGTGCTGATTATAGCAAAGAAGATATTGCTAAAATGACAAGAAAAGAAAAAGAGATGAAGATAGATGGTTACGACCCTGCTCTTGATCCTACGCAGCCTGAATACAAAAAAAGAAAGCAATTAAAAGATCCAAAATCTCCTATGAAAGGATATAAGTCTGATGCACAACGAAAAGCTGTTCATGCTAGTAAAGCTGATGGTGGCAAGGGTAATCCTAACAAAATGAAGAAGTCACCTAATAAACAAAAGAAAAAATATCCAAAAAGTTACACTAAAAAAGATATTAAGTTTTTAAAAGAACAACGTGAAGATATTGTTAGACGTGAAGATCTTGATGAAAAAGGTAAAAAGATTTTTGATAGAAACAAAGCTAAAACAATAGCTAAAAAATCTAAAAAATCTAAAAAAAGATCACCAAATAAAATGGACCCAATGACAGCGATGGCTTTGGCTAGTAGTTTAAAAGGTGCTAAAGATAAAGACGATAAAAAAGGATTAGATATAGTTTCAATGGCACCTTCAGCTATGAAAAAAAATAAAAAGAAATGAATATAATAAAAAATTTATTTTCAAGTGGCGCGACTGAGTTAGTTAAAAGCGTCGGTGGAGTTATAGATAACTTACACACGTCAAAGGAGGAAAAGCTTGAAGCAGAAAAACAAATAAAAGATATGATAATGGGTTACGAAGCTGAGATGCAAAAGCAAGTAACTGAAAGATGGAAAGTCGACATGGCTTCTGATTCTTGGTTATCAAAAAACATAAGACCTTTAGTACTTATATTTCTAGTAGTATCAACAGTATTAATGATATTTATCGATGCTGGTGTTATTGCTTTTGAAGTAAAAGATACTTGGGTAGACTTATTACAACTAGTATTAATAACAGTGATTGGTGCTTACTTCGGTGGTAGATCACTAGAAAAAGTAAAAAAATAATGGCAATAAAATCAGAAGGCATAAGTTATAGTTTTGGACAAAACGGTTCAATATTTACTAACACAAATACACAAGTAGTTGCTCCAGACGATAGAGTTATAGTAGCAATACAATTTTTAGCCGAAACAACATTTGACGAGTTATCACCAGAAGGCGGTACGTCTCCTTTAGGTGGGATATGCGTTGGTGATGCTGTAAACGAAAAAGGAGCAGGTCAAGAGGTTTCTGCTGCAAACGGTAACACTGGTGGTATAATGAATGAAGGTGCTAGCGGTGGACAAATAATAAACGCAGCAGGTGATAGTAACTTAACTAAATTTCCAGCTGGTATGACTATATTCGGAAGATGGAGGTCTTTTACTATAGATGCAGATCTTGATGGAGGTGTAATAGCTTATTTAGGTTATTAATGATAGGTTTAGGTTTAGGTCTTTCAATGGATGAAGTACCTGGTAGTGGTTTTGTACCTACAGATCTTGGTGCAAAGCTTGTATTGTGGTTGCAGAATACAGAGACTGGTGGTACTATAACTGATCAGAGCGGAACTGATGGTACTTCAGCAAACAGAATGACCTGGAGAGACGCATCTGGAAATAACAATCATGCTTTTCAAGATACAACTGCTAATAAACCAACTATTGCAGAAGGTGGTATGGATTTTGAATTAGACAATGCTGATCATTTAGATTTAGTATCTAGTATAGACGGTGGACATCCAAATCCGTTTACAGTTTCTGTAGTAGTAAAAAGAGAAAGCTCTGGTGCACAAACAACTTTTCTTGGTGGTGGATCAACAGAGTTTATAACTTTTAAAAGTGCAGATGATAAAATAGGAGTTAGAACAGCCGGTACAAACGCTACAAATAGCACAATTACTTTTGACGAAAGTGATTTGTGGCCAATTGATTCAAAGTTTATACTAACAGTTACAAAAAGCGCAGACGGTGTTTTAAAGTTTTACAAAAATGGAGTTATAGCACAAGAGTCAAGCGGTGAAAACTCAGTAAATCAAGGTCAAACTTTAGATTTTAATGTAGTAGGTACAAAAGTAGGTTCAACAGGACCTTTTGACGGTGTAATATATGAGCTAATATATTGTAACGTCGTGTTGTCTGATGATAATCTATCAAAACTACACGGTTGGCTAAATCAATATATATAAAATAATAACAATTAAATTAAATAAAATGGCAAAAACAAAAAAGGCAAAAAAGCCTACAAAAATTACTAATGATGAGTTAGATAATTTACAAAACGTTGTAAATGAAATAAACAAAGCTCAAATGCAAATAGGTATATTTCAAACTAACATACATCAATTGCTTCACCATATAGCTGGTAAAAACGATGAATTAACTTTACTTAAAAACGGCTTTGAAAAAGAATATGGTACTTCAGATATTAATATTCTTGACGGTCATATAAATAAACAATGAAATTAATTAGAAAAATAACTATAGGTAAAGACTATAAAAACGATGCTATGCATTATGCTGTTGGTCAAGAAGTTTATGGTGGCCACACTATATGTGATATAATAGAAGAAAAAGATAAGTATTCGGTATATATTAAAAAAGGTAAAGAAGTTTTGCCTTGGAAAGATTTTAATAAAAATATGGCTATATCTGTAGAATATAATTTAGAATACTAATGAAGTCGCCTTTTGACTTTGTTATAGAGCCAAAAGGTAGTAGATATAACAACACTAAAAAAATTGGTGATAAAAATCTTATATTAAACACCGAAGTATTTAATCATCAATTTGTTAATAGAGAAGCTATTGTTAAATCTATACCTACAGCTTACGAAACAGAGATACAACCAAACGATACTGTTGTAGTTCATCACAATGTTTTTAGACGTTGGCACGATGTTAAAGGTAGAGAAAGAAATAGTAGAAGTTTTTTTAACGAAAATACTTATTTAGTAAAACCAGATCAAATATTTTTATATAAAAGAAATAAAGACTGGATTGCGCCAAAAGGGTATTGCTTTGTGCAACCTATAAAACAAGAAGACATTTTAAGTCAAGAAAAAGAAAAGCCTTGTGTAGGTATAATTAAATACACAGACGGTGCTTTTAAAAAACAAGAACTTGTTGGCTTTACACCTTTTTCAACTTACGAGTTTATAATCGATGAAAAAAGACTATATAGAGTTATGACACAATTTATTACAATTAAATATGAATATCAAGGAAACGAAAAGACTTATAATCCAAGCTGGGCACAAAGCGGTTGAAGAACTAATAAATGTAGCTAAAGAAAAAATTATCACAAACACAGAAGATGACGTTAGTGCTGATAGATTAAAAAACGCTGCTGCTACTAAAAAGCTTGCTATATTTGATGCGTTTGAAATACTTAACAGAGTTCAAGAAGAAGAAAACTTGCTTGAAGGTAAAACACCTGAAAAAGCAGAGAAAAAAGTTTTTAAAGGATTCGCAGAAGGTAGATCTAAGTAATGTATAATCAAAGTTTAGTAAAGGTTGTAGAACCTATAAAGAAAACAACAATTACGAGATTAAATCGTGGTAAAAAATGGAAATATGGATATGATAAAGAACACGATATTATCGTTATATCAAAAACTGGTAAAATTGGCGAAATACTTGAAATACAAAATCTTCAAATTGCTTTACCACCTGTGCCCTTGCAAGTACATAGACTGCAAGAAAACAAATGGCAAAAAATAAATTATCCAAAAGAGTTAAGTAAACTTAAAAATATATTTGACTGGAGAGCTTATCCAGAAGAGCAAAAAGAAAAGTGGTTTGATTATATAGATGAAGAGTTTAAATATAGAGAAGAAGGTTTTTGGTTTATAAATAATAATAAACCTACTTATATAACAGGTAGTCACTACATGTATCTGCAATGGAGCAAAATAGATGTAGGCGCACCAGATTACAGAGAGGCAAACAGACTGTTTTTTATATTTTGGGAAGCGTGTAAAGCAGATAAAAGATGTTATGGTATGTGTTACCTAAAGAACAGGCGTTCAGGCTTTTCGTTCATGTCATCTGCAGAAACAGTTAATTTAGCTACAATATCGAGTGATAGTAGATATGGTATATTATCTAAAAGTGGTGCAGATGCTAAAAAAATGTTTACAGACAAGGTTGTTCCTATATCGGTCAACTATCCTTTCTTTTTTAAACCAATACAAGACGGTATGGACAGGCCTAAGTCTGAACTTGCTTACCGTGTACCTGCGAGTAAGTTTACGCGTAAAAAAATTACTGCGAACGAAAAGCAGGAAGACTTGGTTGGACTTGATACTACTATTGACTGGAAAAATACTGGTGATAATAGTTACGATGGTGAGAAACTAAGTTTATTAGTTCATGATGAAAGTGGTAAGTGGGAAAGACCTGATAATATATTAAATAACTGGAGAGTTACAAAAACTTGTTTAAGATTAGGTGCTAAAATTGTAGGTAAATGTATGATGGGTAGCACTAGCAACGCTTTAGATAAAGGTGGTGATAATTTTAAAAAACTATACAATGATTCAGACGTTACACAAAGAAATCGTAATGGACAAACAAAGTCTGGTTTATATTCTCTTTTTATCCCAATGGAATGGAACTACGAAGGCTTTATTGACCAATACGGAAACCCTGTATTTAATAACCCAAGTGATGATGTTATCGGACCCGACGGTGAATTAATAGATTATGGTATAATTGATCATTGGAATAATGAAGCTGAAGGTTTAAAAAATGATCAAGACGCATTAAACGAGTTTTATAGACAGTTTCCACGTACTGAAGAACATGCGTTTAGAGACGAAGCTAAAAACAGTATATTTAACTTAGTTAAAATATATGAACAGATAGATTACAACGAAGGTATTGGTGCTCAAGGAAATATAAACGTTGGTAATTTTCAATGG